ACTGTGGAGAAAAATCAAAAGTTTACGCCCAAAAGACACAAAAAATGGAGCCAGATATTCAATTGAAGGTAAACAAGTTGAAGTCCGTGCCATCCGAAAATATGAATTTTGGGGTGTTGTCGATCAAAAACTGGACAGAAACAAAATTATTGAGGAAATGGCAAAAACTGAAGTTTTTTCAAACGTCGTTAATTTAGAGGATAAAAATAGAAGTTAGAGCCTTTTATATTTTGTTTTCACTATGTCGCAAACGCGCTGTTTTCTGCCGTTTCGTTAATCTATTAGAGGATAGTGATAATATATTATAAAGTAGTATAATTAATATATATATATATACTATACTAATTAAGGGGTCTATAGGAAAACCCTCTAAATGGACTTTTCCTCTAATTATAGAAAAAGGGGCGGCAAACCGTAATTGGTGTGCCGCCCCTTAATTTGGTGTAACTTTTTGGATTGTCGATCAGGATGCTTTGAATTTAGATTTCAATTTAGGAATCCGACGCGTCAACAAAATATCAATTACGATTCGCACCGGACCGATAATTTCAGCGTGACCCGTTTCATATCGTCGGTATTGGCGTTCAGATATACCTAAATAATCAGAAAGTTGATTTTGGGTCATTTTTAGTGTGCTACGTGCGTCTTTTAGTTTTTCGGGCGTCATAGGGTAGCCTTTCATAAAGAAACGCCCTACGCGTGAACGTAGGGCGTATTTGAAGTGTGTTTAAACGGTTTGTTCTTTAAAATTCCACGCCCAATAATAATAACCATCAAAAACCAATGCTTTCCGGTCTAAAATGGTTTTGATCAACGGTTCACCAATATTAAGAAATTTTGATACCCATTGTTCAGCGGCAACCGCGTGATTTTCATTAATGTCTAGTGAATAATCCCAACTAACAAAAATTCTACGCGCTGGCGTATCACTGTATTTATAATCGCAAACTGATATACGTGGCCCCCGCGTATTAGTTGGACCCACAAACTTTGTGCGAATTGCCGCCCGTGTTTCTACTTGATTTTTCATTTTACAAACCTTTCAAGTTTAAGCGCGCCGCTTGCGGCGTAATATTTCTTGTGTCCATTTTTATGGACGTGAATTGAACGGAGACCTTTTTTAGGTTTAGCTCTAAAATCTGGCGTACCGTCTTTTTTTATTGGAACAAACATATTTACAATCTCAACCCAATTATTCTTAAGAGCCGTCAATTTTTGCTGAGTGCAAATTCTTGTATTTCTCATTTTGCTGCCCCTTTTTTACTTTCAGATTTCAACGCGTCAATCAACGCGGTTTTAATGTCTTTATCGTTTTTGGCGGTTTTTACCTTATTTGTTAAATCAATAGTTTTGCCGTTTGGCATAATCATTTCAAAGCTTGGCATGGTGTGATCCTTTCAAGATCATATTAGAAGCAAAATCGCTTCCCATATGGCAACGTGTTTAAACGCTGCCATAGGCGGAAACTATTCCCCGTATGCTGATTGTATTTTTTCGTTTGTTTGTTCACAAATCAGGTTTTCATCTTCCCAATTAATATCCACGCCCGCCAACCGCCAACCCGTGCAATTGTCTGTTAAATGTTCTTGGCAAACTAAATTAAAATTATCATAAACCGCTTTATAAGATAACGTTGCGCCATCCTCAGTTATAAAGTATTTAGGATATCCACCGGGCCAAGACCATTGGCCTATACGAAGTTCGTTTTTAATTTCTTTAATTTTCATGATTAGACCCCTATCAATATTAGTGCAAATAATACGGTGCAAAGTGCAATGGCGCAGGATGCTAAGTTGTTCATAGTGTTTCCCTCAACTCATTTTGTAATTCAACATAACAATCGGAAACAAAAACAAATGTTTTATAGACACTGAAACCGGGAACCACTCTATAATGCGAACGAAAATCAGGTTTTGCGATGTCGCGAACTTGTAAAGCATCCATTGCAGATATCCGATACCCAGAATAAAGGAAATGATTTGCTTGCATATTTGCGTATTGAGCGAACGTATGGCTCGAGTGGTTGAATGTTTTACCCGGCGCGTTTGGATCAATTGACTGCAAATAATCTAATTCGTTTTTGACCGCTTCGTATGGTAATTGTTTTAACATAATAAAACCCTTTCAAAAATTAGTTACTATGGAAAACCGAAACAAGTATGAAAAATAACCCGCTCAACATTGGGATTAAAACCATAGTAACCGCTTGCAACCAGTCGTGTGGTGTCATGTGGCTAATAGTGGTGGTCCGCATGAATTCAATAGCCCACACGCCCATTAAAAATAGGACGCTGCCAAAACATAAAAAACTTAAAACCGCTATTTTCTTAATCATTGTGTGATCCTTTCAAGATCATTAATTGAAACCGATTGTTTCTTAATGACACCGTGCGTTTAAACGGTGCCATTTAGAACTAATCAGTTAACCAATTGTCGTATCACTTTTGCACCGTGGGCATTGTAAAGTATTTTCGGTCCATTTTGCGGATGTTCTGAAAATCATTCCACAGTCTAAACCCACCATTTCATCGTTACACGTTACTTTAATCATCCGCGTTGATTGTTTTTTGATACCGATTGACGCGTCCAACGCCGCGTGTGGGAAACCACCCAAACGCCCCAACATTGCAACGATACGATCAAAAAAGATTTCGCTTTCTTCTGTCGCTGTCATTTTGCCAACTAAACCTATTGAGTTTGCTAGTTTCTTGAATAGTGGACCATGGCCCGCTTTAATACCTAAAACCGCGTGGCACATTTCATGAGCTATAACGCCAAGTATTTTTGTTTCATCATCTTGCGTAATTGAGATGATGATTTCTGTCGTACCGTCTTTTGAAGCTTCTGGTGACCAACACTGACCTATTGTTCTTTTCTTTGCAGCTAGTCCGCCCTTAGAAGGAAAGCCCGACGAGATGCGCCATTTTGCGGGCATATGAAGGCCTTCAAGATTGAATTCGTTTTCTAATTCTAAAACCGCGTTGGATAACCACTGTTCTTTTGTTGAGTGAATGATATTCATTTTTGGGTGTGATCCTTTCAAGATCGTATTTTGATTAATCAATTTCAGTTTCAGGAGTTAAAACCAATGTAATGGGTTGCGCTAGAAAATCAGGTGTTAAAAACATGGTTGCAGCTGTTTGGTTTTTAATGTGGCGAACCCGAACAACATCACGATGCTCTAAATGTGCAGTGATAACATCACCTGTTGATAAAATGAAATCATAATCATCTAGCGCCCACCAGTTATTTAGAACCGTAGATAAAGGTAGTGTGGATTTATTTAACATGAGTAAAAGACCCTTTCAAAAGACTGAGTTAATTAATGTATAACTATTACATAGGACGTCCTGTCCTGTTATACAAGACGTTTAAACAAAATAAATTGCATTTAATTGTTTGGGGTATAATAATACCGCATATCAAAATGGTAAAAATAAACAATGGTGATTTATGGCGCGTACAAAAGGTTCACAAAATAAGTTTAATAAGAGTATGAAAGACGCGTTAGAATTAGCGTTTGAAAGGTCTGGCGGTGTTGATTATTTGGTTCATGTTGCTGGCGAAGACCCAAAAACGTTTTGTGGCTTATTAGGGCGTTTGATACCTGCCACCGTCGCTATCGCTGTAACTCACAAGATTGATCTAGCGGCAATGATGCAATTAGCAGACACAAACGTGCAACGTTTAAACGCACCCGATACAATAGAACACGAACAATCTAATACCGTTATAGTTGAGCAAGTAGTAAGCGATATTCAACCTATGGATAATAACCCAATGAAATCAAAGACTTAGCGTGTTTATGTTTCACGTTTTGACTTTCCATAATATACGTTATGCGATAACTAGCAGCGCAAGACGTTTAAACGTGCTACGGTTTTACGTGTTTCGTTCTAGGCGTGATAGGGGGTACACCNACCCCCACCCCCAGATTTTCCCGCGCGCCTCTGTCTCTGGACCTGTCCAACGCCCTACACGTAAAAATTTTCAGAAAATTTTTTTTTAGGAAAAATAAATGGCTAAACAAGAAGCACACCCCCAAGAGGAACAGTTAATGCTCAAGCTGTTCAGTTTTAAAGATGATCCGCTTGGGTTTGTGCTGTACGCATTCCCGTGGGGACAACCCAACACACCCCTTGCTAATCACGATGGACCGCGTGATTGGCAACGCAAGGCGCTTTCTCAAATGCGCGACCACATTTTAGAGAACAATCGAAAAGTAACACACGGTAATGTGCCAGAGCTTATGAAACTCGCAAGAGCGTCAGGGCGTGGGATTGGGAAGTCAGCATTCCTTGCTTGGATTAGCATCTGGTTGTTTTCTTGTTTACCGTCTAGCACCGTTATTGTGTCAGCGAACACGGAGCAGCAACTCAAGTCCACAACGTTTCCTGAGATTAGGAAGTGGGCAACGATGAGTATTAACAGCAGGTGGTTTGAACACAACGCAATGTCTCTTAGACCTGCGGAATGGTTAATTGAAGCTCTTAAAGCAACAACGGGTTATGATGATGCGTACTGGTATATCCAAGCACGGCTGTGGTCAGAAGAAGCGCCAGACGCCTATGCGGGTATCCACTCACAGATGGGGATGGCGGTTTTATTTGATGAGGCAAGCGGCATCCACTCAGCTATCTGGCCCGTGGCGCAAGGGTATTTTACAGACAAGACAACACATAGGTTCTGGATTGCTATCTCTAATCCAAGAAACCCCAGTGGTGAGTTCTTTGAATGTTTCCACGGGAACAGGGACCAGTGGAATAACGAAACGATAGACGGCAGAAGTGTTAATGAGAACGACCACACGCTGTATAATGACATCATATCTCAGTACGGCGAGGACTCCGACCAAGCCAGAGTTGAGGTGTATGGGAAGTTCCCACGTCAGGGGGATTATCAGTTTATAGGTCGAGGGGATGTAGACGATGCAATAGCGCGTGAAGCGGTTGATGACCCCGGCGCGGCGTTAGTTATGGGTGTAGACCCGGCACGGTACGGGGATGATAGTGCGGTAATAGCATACCGCATAGGGCGAGACGCATCGTCCATACCGTTCGAGCGGTATAAGAGTTGTAGCATAACAGAGCTTGCGGAACACGTAGCGCGTGGGATTGAGAAGTATAAACCAAACGCGGTGTTTGTTGAGGGTGATGGGGTAGGCGGCGGTGTTGTAGACGTGCTAAAAGATAATAACTTTAATATTATAGAGGTTAAGACAGGGGGCGGCGCGCAGGATAAAGATGCGTATGCCAACCACCGGACAGAGATGTGGGGGCGGGTTAGAGATTGGCTACCAACCGCGTCACTGCCAGCTATAAAAGAACTTGCGGATGACCTGTGTGGGCCGATGTATGACTTTAATCTTAAAGGCCAGCTCAAGCTGGAGCCTAAAGAGAAAATGAAGAAACGCGGACACGCCAGCCCTGACTTTGCAGATGCGTTAGCTGTGACGTTTAGTCGTGTAATAGGTAGAACAGACGCGACGACAGGGCGCAGTAGAAGAAGACAGGTTGCAAATGATATGGATTATGATATGTTTGGATAGTAAAGCGATACCCCCCTTTCGTTTTACACCTCCCTGTTTAAACTTACTCCGGCCTTGCGCCGGAGTACTTTTTTGTGTTAGCGTTCAGAAATTAGTATTATGTTATTATGGAGAGACAACTATGGGCGGTATATTTAGTTCCCCTTCAATTCCTGCGCCCGCACCTGCGCCACCCCCACCAACGCGTTCGGACCCTGATGTTCAAGGGGCTGCGATAGACGCCCGCAGACGTTTGGCGGCAAGGTCAGGTCGCGCCAGTACTATCCTAACAAGTGGTCAGGGTGTGACCGATGAGACACCGTCTACGACTAAGACTTTGCTAGGAACCGCGTAATGGGTGGTGAAGCAACAGGTGGGGGCGGCAATGACACCCAGACAAAGGTGGATAGCTTTAGGGCGTTCAGCGCACCGCCAGCACAACAACCAACTGGGTTTGACGCGGGCCGTGGACCGTCTATTACCGGAGCAGGTAATGGCACAATTAATGACAACGGCGGCGACGACGTTTTAAAAGGTGGAGCCAAC